AAACATTATATCAAACCCACCAAAAAATTGAATTATCTTGGGCATATTTTAATATTAATTAATCAAAGAATAATCATTAACCAAATTCTTTTCTATCATGACTGACCAAACAAAATTAGAACCTGATGTGGTTATCATTCCCAAGAGATCTTACGAAATCAAGCAATATCAAGATGAAATGGAAAAAGGTTGTTTTGATAATTTGGATAAATTCATATTAATATCAAAGCCATCGTCACTGAACTTTGCTTTGGAAATGGTGGCCAGTTTTGGACATATTGATTTGGTCAAAAAATTAATTAATGTTGGTGCTGACGTAAGTGCTGCCAATTATGCAGCGGTTAGAGCGGCCACCGTTAGTGGTTATCTGGATGTGATAAAATATTTTATGGAATCAGGATCAATTACTAACACATTATGTGATGAATTATTAGTTATTGCAACAGAAAATAATCGCATTGACATAATCAAATATATTTTGTTCGAAAATAATTTTGGTCATAATTTGGCCAATATTCATTATGAATATGACTTGCCACTTCGGACAGCCATCATGCAAGAAAATTTGGATATAATCAAATTGTTACTAAATCATGGTGCAGATCCAACATCTCTCAATAATTATCCAAAAATATTGGCCAAAAATACAAACAATCAAGCAATTATTGACTTGATTTGTGGGCTGGAGATATAAATTATAATCGATTCTTTGTTTATCCAATAATTTATTAATATCATTAATAAATTATTTGAATACTCAATATTGGCCCATAATTTCAGATCCCGTACTAGTACCAGAAACTCTGCCATTTGATGCGCCCGTACCACTTGATGCGCCCGTACCACTTGATGTGCCTGTGGAACTACCATTTGGCGGGCTGGCGGATGTACTGATGGATGTGCTAGTGGAAGTACCGGTGGAAGTACTGGCGGATGTGCCAGTTTTAGGTTTTTTGACATTTTGAACAAACAAAATTATTACAATTATCAACAAAATAACTAGTATAGCTATACCTAATCCATAAATAATTTTTCTGTAAGGAGTAAAATTTATTCTACCAATAAATGGTGTGGGTGCTGTGACGGGAGCTTGATTAATTTCGTCACCACAATAATAATCAAGAGTTGTGCGACTTATATTTAATTTGGTATGATGATCACGTAATTTGTGACAATCAACATGACATTTTTCATTGGCCATATCTTTTGTTTTATAAGCGCTTGGCACATGATAGCAACGATTATCTAAACACGCTGGGTACGTTTCTCCATTAAAAATGACGTAATCACTTGGCGGTAACAAACAGCCACAGTTACTGTCGCGCATATTCACATCGGAACAATATGTTCGCAAAATATTATCACAAGCTCCTGTATATTTTTTTCCAGCATGTGAACCACAATAGTCATCATAGGCTGGATTATTTGTACAACACTGTAATTCGGCAAATGATAATGGTCCCAAAATAAAGGCAAAAATTCCGTTGGGAAAAACAGGATTAGATTGATCTACCACTTGCAAGTTGCCCGTAGTTGTGCTTAACATAGAATTAAAAGTCACATGTTGTTCTTGTTGTGAATTGCTCGCATTTACCAAAATGAAATGATCACCAAATTTTAATGGTTCTAAATTACCGGATGGACTGATGGGAGTAATTGGTATAGGCGACATACCGGGTGACATATTAGGTGCAGTTCCATGTATTGTCAATATTCGCCAAATCGTAGAGTTTCCTGTGTTCGGAGTTAGTTGGACCAATGAATGAGATTGTCCTTGGGTATTCGTATTTGTCCAAACACTGTTAGTTGTACTAGCCAGCCGACGTAATCGAATTTCGGAACCATAATAAATTCGATCTTGGCTCGTGGAATTTGGATGTTCTATAATATAGGGATCCGCATTACTAATGGATCCCGGTCCAACCACAGGATATTGTGAATCGGTACTCACACCTGTGACCAAATAACTTTTGCCTCGGACCGCAGGCACGGTAATAAAAACAGTGTCTCCATAGTTAGCATATTTTTTATATTGTTCTGCTGATGTCAAATTTGTTTTGGAAGATGAGTGACCACCAGTAGTAAATATTTGTCCGCTTGTTAAAGTCATTATCTTATAATAAAATAAGAAGATAATTATTATTGACATAATAATTACCCAACAAAAATGTGTACTTGTTTTTAATTCATAATCAAATATACATGGAGAAAATATGTTTTTCATCATTCTTTTTTTGTTTGATTTGGAAATTTTTAATGGCTTGCAAAAAATCATCATGAGTCACCATACCGACATTTTGGATAAGTTCTGGATTTGTATCATCAAGTTCGTTGATTCTGATGAGAGAAGCCATGGATGCCATTTTGACGATTTGTTCAATGTCCGCACCACTATATCCATCAGTCAGACTAACTAATTGGTCAAAATCAATGGCACTCATTTTATTGTGTTGGGATAACATTTTGCTGTGAATCTTGAAAATTTCCAGACGCCCATTGGCATCGGGCAAATCGATTTTGACATGAATGCCAAAGCGCCCGGATCTTATGACTGCGGAATCCAATAATTCCAATCGGTTGGTGATACCAATGCAAATTAAGTTGTCAAAAAAGACCAATCCATCCATCTCTGCCAGAAATTGGTTGACGACAGAATTCCTGACAGGATTATGAGTGGATTCATCTCGTTTGGGCAAAATGGCGTCAATTTCATCAATGACTACCATAAAAGTGGGTGAATTTTCGCCCAATTGGTTCCAAGCTTCTTTGGCTGGCTTAAATATTTCCCTAATGTTTTTCTCCGATGAACCAACCCATTTACTAAAAATTTCCGGACCACAAACAAATTTAAAACGTTCACCTTCGCAATTTAATAACATACCCAAATTGCGTGCCAAAGTCGTTTTGCCAGTACCCGGAGGACCATATAAAATAATACCTTTCTCATTTTTTAATCCACGTTCCTTGAATTCTTTACGAAATTTTCCACGTGATAAACAAATAATGTTCACAACTTCCTCAAGTTCTTTACTAAGTCCTCCCAAATAATTTTTTAGTTTGGCTACGCTTCCTACAATTTCATTGACTGGTCCCGAAAGATGTTTTTTGGTCGAATTTTCAAACATGGTGAAATCCATTTTAGTATTGTCATTAATTTTACCACACTTGTCAGAATTGGGTGGCACTTTTTTGACAAAATCAATGTGTTCAACACTCAACGTACATTTTCCACCACCAAACTCAATAATAAATTCGTGACCAATGGCTGTTTTGTTAACGGTTTGTCTTATTATTTTTTCGAACTCGGTCAAATTAAATTGGCACAGTGTGATATCATTTTTAATTTTTTGGGTTATATTTTTTAAAACAAAACTAATTCGGTCAATGATCAAGGGTCTTCGGTTAGAAACAAACACAATTGGACTAGTTGATTCCAAAAAAATTTTAGTTTTGGCTGGATTCAGTTGGTAAAGTACGTTGTCACTAGATAATGGTTCCAAGTTACCAACAACCAAACCATATTTTTGGTTTGGACAATAAATAAATGATTGGTCTTTGATCAGATGTCGAATATTTTGTCTGATATATTGAATTAAATCCTTGGTATGAATGATATAATCATCCGGATGATAAGTAATACCTACCAGAGCTTTGATTTTAAAATGAAGTTTATCCACGGTAGTTATGGTATAAAATACGGAAGCTCTGTGAGTCTGTGAAATGACTCTTATTTGATCATCATTTTGTATCAAACAATAGCGATTGGCATAGCGCAAATTTGTATGATTTTTGATTTTAATTTTGAAAGTATATCTAATATTTTGATTATCATATCGGTATATATCGTTATGAAAGAAATGATGAGTTAGATTTTCTTTGAGCAAATCACTTAGTTCTTGCGCGGAAACAACAATAGGATAAATGTCCGGAACAATACGTGAATTGGATGATTCTGTTGATATCTCATCCAAATCAATATAGGCACATTCAACCAAGTGTGCCACAATGGCACTTGGTTCGATTTGAATTTCTTCGCCGTAAATAAGAATCTCACCATCAGGTTCATAATCAAATATAGTTTTGTTGGTAATTTTGCCCATGACCATGTCATCCAAGGTCAGCATGGTGAAACTCAAATAATATTTATCAAATGAAATATTTATTTTTTGTTTAGGTCTGACAATTTCCTTGTCCAACATTCTGATTAATATATGATCCAAATATTCTTTGGAAAAATTAATTGGCATAGTACATGAACTTGTAAGTTTGACAGACAAATGTTCAATCTCACTGACATCAGTATGGAAACTGGATGCCATAATTTGGTTATCCATAATATAACATTTCAGATCATGATATTGTTCGAGATTAAGAGCAATGTAATTATTTGGGTCTGGCATCATCCAATTATTATCAAATGGTTTAGTTTTGAATACATAATCTCCTAATTTGACATAAACCGATGGCAAATTGACATAAACACAATTATCTTTATCGTGTCGAATGATAATTTTAAGTACTTTGTTGAATTCTATTAGTTTGGTTCTCTTGAATGTATTTGATGCTTGTCTAGTGTCAGATGTGTTTCGTCCACGTTTTGGCATGATGGTCACAAATTCAAATAGGTATAATACTGAAAAGATTTTTTCAGTATTAAAAAGCACATCCATTTTTCAATTTTTTATATATGAAACACAATCATTCACAAAAGAGACACGAACATAATCAGCATCAAATATGACGAATATTTGAAACTTGAATATTGGCCATTTACATAAACAAAATACCATCATGGATTAGTTTAGTATTTATTTTTCGTGAAATTGTTAAATTTTCCCGCACCCGAACTTTTGATTGTCATTTTCTGGCAGAACCCAATTGTCATCAAATGACTTGTTTCGGTAAATAAAATATCCTATTTTAATGTGCTTTGACGGAATATTAGTGTGAACATAATTATTTAAATATTCATGATAATCAGGACGAACAATCACTCGGCACGGCATTTGAAAAATTTTGAGCAGCGATTTGACATTCGATGTGGTATGTGCAATATCAGAAAATGTGGTCGGACCATCAACGTCATCAACTTTGTTTTTTTGTTTTGTGTCAGAACCACATGTAGCATTCATTCCAACATCCATGATAACATTCATGATTTAAATTGTTGCTTGATAATTCCAGAAATTAATTAGATGAATTAACTAATTAATTTTTGGTTAATTGTGTATATGTGTTTATTATGCAAATTTTTCAGATGTTCAGGATATACTCTAATCTAAGACCCAAATCACACTTGATGAATATCAGTATTGGATAATATGACAATGATCAATAAAATAAACCATATTATCGGCATCACATGTGCCAATAAAGTTTGTTGGTCAATGTTTTTGCTATGAACCATGCTTTGACTTCTGAGTGTGGGTATTGGTGATATTTCATCTTTCGATTGGTTGTGCAATTCGATGCTCGAAGTTTCGCTGGTAAATGGTTTGGTGGTTTCGGAATCATTTTCCGAGATAGACTCTAAAGTTTCGCATTCCGTTTTTTCGGGGACTGGGTCGGTCTGAGAGACCATCTGATTCGATTTGTTGAGATCATCAAATGGTATCCATTTGCCTTCATCAAAAATATGAAGCCTGCTAAGAATAGATGTCTTGCGTGGCATATTTTTGCCAGATCCAATATCATTATATGGTGTCCACTTTCCTCCGCTATAAATATGAAGCACGCGGAGAATAGATGTTTTGCGTGACATCTTTTTGGCGGGTAAGATATTCTTTGCCCGGCTCATATGATTTAAAACATTGTTGGTTGTGAAGGTAGTCATGAAAAATGTTGTTGTTAGAGAAAATTAATAATCAACTGAATTGATAACTAATTTTCGAAAATTTATGAACTGTTTTTGCATTAAAAATTTCAATTTTTTTTTGTATTTGTTCTTGAGAAAATTCTGAGAATTAATAACATTTTAAGACCCTGGCGGATGGATCCAAAATTTCTTCCACCTGAAACTTAGGCAACCAATAATGAGGAATAAGAGCATCTCTGCCAGGATAAATTTGGTCAAAAATTCGACGGAAATAAAGTGCGTCTTTCGTCTTGGGAGAATTGTATGAGTATTCAATTTGATATAATTCCGCGTCAGAAATTTCTTGGTCGGCAACTTGCTGAATAGTTTGGGCCCAATTTAGGTGATCATTGGAAACAGCATCCGAGAATGCTTCTTTGCTCCGGTACAAAATTTTATCTGGTAAATATCCCTTAAAACTGTCACGTACAATTTGTTTTTCCATGTGATCTGGCCGATACATTAGCAATTCTGGATCAATGCGCATGATAAATTCTACATAATCAAAATCTAAAAAAGGCACACGCACTTCTAATCCGTGACCGGCCATGGTACGATCTGTCCGTTTATTATCAAACAAGTATAATTCCGAGAGTAACCTAACTGTTTCCTTATGAAATTGGTTAGCATCAGGAGCATCCCTAAAATAGCGATAACTACCATGAATTTCGTCCGAACCCTCGCCTGATAACAAGACTTTGATTTCAGTTTCCTGACTAATGTATTTAGCCAAGAGATGTTGTGGTGTGGAAGCACGAATGGTGGTAATATCATAAGTTTCGATAGTTCGAATAACATTTGGTAGCTCAGACAAACCTTGCGTCACGGAAAATGGCACTATATGATGATTTTTAATGCCCAAATATTTAACTACTTCTTTGGCGGCCTCCACGTCAGGACTACCTTCCACGCCAGTGGAAAAACAAACGATTTTTTCTGGTCCCAAAATTTTTGTGGCAATGGCCACAATCAAACTGGAATCTAACCCACCAGACAACAAAAATCCAATTGGTCGGTCAGCATATAATCTCTTGGCAACGGCCGTCGTCAATAATTCTTTAATTTTGGTCTGGATAAACAATCTGTCAGACAAATCAGGATTTGGTATCAAATGTCCATAATCATAGTATGGTGACATGGATAAACTCGCTAACAAATCACAATTTGTTAAATCAACTGTCATTAAATCGTTGGGTCTGACCTGTGAAACATACGACATGACTGAATGCAAAGCCTTAAGTTCTGAGGCGAATCCGAACAATTGTTTTTCCGAATGATAGCCAAAATAAAGTGGTCTCACACCATAACGATCACGCGCAGCATAAATAATAGATTTATTACGATCATATAAAATGGTGGCAAACTCTGCATCCAAATTTTGGCGAATCATAGTTTCAAAACCATTTTTTTGATATAATGGCAACAAAATTTCACAATCACATGTTGTTTTCATTTCGATATCATACTTTTGGGCCAGCTGAGTATAATTATATATTTCACCATTACAAACAACCACATTGCCAAGCTGATTAGTAAATGGTTGCAATCCAGCATCCGATTTGTCCATGATAGCCAACCTGGCAAATCCGAAAAAAATTTGCACTTGCTCACCCGAATTAACAACACAATGTGATTGTCTATCAGGTCCACGGGCATCCAGTTGGGATAAACATTTGAGAGCTTGTACTTGGTCAATGGACCGACCACCAAATTGAATTAAACAAATAATACCACACATAATAATGTTATCTGAGCAAATTACTTTAAGTTCAAAATATATTGGAATTTATCCCTAGTTTATTCACAGAATAATTTCAGTATCAATTTTTATTGATATTGAAATGAAAGTGATTGTCGAAAATACTTCTTCCACAAAATTATTCGTAACTGATCATATAAAATTGGTGATTAATCAATGAAAGTTTTTTGGTGACAAATTTTTTAACATCATAGTGGAAAGTTAAAACATGGGAACTGGGTCCTGGCTCCAAACATTTAATAATCAAAACGCCTGTCTTTTTTGGTTCGATTTTGATTTTGAGAATGTTATTCCTAATACAAGTCCTAACCGTGCCTTCATCAAAAATCATACATGTTTCCTTTCCATTAACGTGATTGACAAATTTCCAATCAATTTTATCAATTGTGACAACAACCACACGATTTTTTTCAATTACTCCATCAAAAAATGTTGGGTCAAAAGTTTTATGGAGTTCCAAACAAATTTGTTCATAATAACTACTAATTTTCTTGGTAAATTCCAAATCTGGTTCATTTTCCAATTTTTCTCCTTCCGTAATTAAATGAGTTTTATTGACGGTATTGGTAATTAGTTCGGAACTGAATGATTCAAGCTTTTTGATTTCAATAAAGATACGTTTTTTGAAGTACATAATCAAAATATTTTTAAATAGTTCCATTTGCCGAACAGTACGGTCAACTGCACATATAATATTTGAAACTGGATAAACCTCATCAATAGTCGATAAATGTGACATCATTTTTGCAGCCTCTTCATTCATCTTGATGTATACTTCCTTTTGTTCTTTCAGTAACTTAATTTTTTCACGCAAAGTGGACTTTTCTTTGTCCAAAAATTTTTTCAAAGAAACCACCTGATGATCCGGATGATCATTTTGTTGACAAAACTCACATATTACTTTACCTGACATTTGACAATCCTCCTGCACACAAACTCGATCAAATTTACTATGACCTCTTTTTGGACAAGCTTGGCTAAAATTCATTCCTAGCACATATGATTCGGCTTTATGCATTGCTGGTTCTCCAATTTTATGGATAATATCAAAGCAATTTTGACACACATAAATTTTGCATTGATAACAAATTATTTCTGGTGGTACATTTTGACAATATTGACAAACCATGTCCATATTGACATTGTTTGCATCATCTCCATGTGTGGAAGTTGTTGTAGCACTTGATGTAACACCATCTATGTTTGCCATTTCGGAAGATATCACGTCAGTGTCAGCATCGGTATCACCATCAGTTATTTCATTTGGAACATTAGCAGTTTCGACACAACTAATAATGGTGGCAGGAGCACTGGCAATTAAATCAGACAAATCATTGGTCGCAGTGTCTCTGGTGAAAACGGACATATCATTTGGTACGGATTTATCATCAACTAATCCCAAAATTTTATAATGGATGGAAAATTCATTGCTGGGTGGTACCAAATTATACAAATTGCAATGTGGACACTTAATAACAAGTTGGTCGGCGGTCAAAATTTGACCCAAACAAGCGTCACATACCACGTGCCGACAATTCGTCAAGATTCTTGGAATATGTTTTTCCAAGTCATATTTATTAAAACAAAGTCCGCAATTTGACATGTGTATATTTGTGTGTTTGTGTTGTGAATGATTTTGATTTGATAATAAATGTTACATATTATTAAATCGAATAAGGAATTTTTTATTCAATTTTTTTATGTGTGTCCAAAAATATATTGAAATTTGATCAGTTCTCATTCAGATGCATTTGTTTAATTTTTTCCACGTAAGCCAATTGTTCTTCCATACTAATGAATGGACTCACATTTTCCCTGATTTTGGTACTGTCGTATTCTATTGGACTTATGATTTTTAGGCGGACCAGTTGCAAATAACAAGTACTAGCTACTTCGTTAAGAAAATCATCAGAATATTCAATATTACCATAGTAACTGACATTTAAGTGAATGGTTTGATTTTGATATAGAAGTTTAACATTAGCATCAACCACAAATTCGTTCTCGGTTTCTTTGACAAAGATTAATTTCACGCCAACTATTTTGATTAATTTTTTGTTGGTCGGCAGCAGATCATTCCAGTCACGAATATTTTCTTTGATATATTTCAAATATTTTTTATCTTTGCGCTGGTTATATGGATTGGGATATCTGGTGGTAACTGGTTTTGTGGCGATATTAAATAAATATTTGGGTTGGTAATATTCATTTGTGATTAGTTTTACGAGTTCCAGACCCGTTGGCAAATCATCATTATTGGAGTCGGAAAAAGAATCGGTGTGACTCAGACTCTGATAATTTTCTAGCAGTTTGTTTTGGGGTGTCTGGTTAGTTTGATTTTTTTGATCGACTTTACTACAGGGAATATGATTGTATAGCAACATGGATCTTACTTTGTCGCGATCATCTAATATTTTTTTTTCGGTGGCACTGAATGTATCTGAGTGGACGACTTTAACATTGGTAACGATCAAATAAATAATTAAGATCACTAACAAAAAAATTATTAATTTCATGATTGTTAGATTGTTATATTTTAATGTGAGATAATCTCTTGTTAGATTTATTCATATTCTCCCTCTTGGGCATAATCTTCGTCTTCCTCAGCATAATAATCACCTTCGATATCTAATGCCTCGGCTTCTTCTTTTAGATCTTCCAATTCTTCTTGTTGTTCCGGAGTCAGTTCAATAATGTCAGGCGCAGTATCATCCAATAATTCTTCAATTTCTTTGGATTGTTGTAATCCTTGCCCTTTCTTCATTAAATCAATCGTTACCTCCGATCCATACAATAAATAATGAAATCTTTTCAGATCCATCGTATTTTTATATGGATCAATGTTATACACACTGTAAATGTAGACAATAATTTCCACAAACATTTGCGAGATATTGACCTTGGTATTTTTTTCCAAATTACTCTCCAACAAATTAATTAATTCATCTACCAAATAATAAAACATGATGTTACTGGCCACATCATAATAATTGATTAAATTGGCATTGACCACCAAACGTTCCGGATTCAAATGATCTTCCGATAATCTTACATTGGTCTCGGTCCAATTAACTGGTTCGTAATAAAAATTATTCCGCAAAACATTCCATACATAAAAAACATCATTGTTATCACCCATATTCAAATTACTAATTATTTTGGCATATTTGCTGACTAATTTATCCACAGTTTGTGTTATTAATAAGGGCACTATTTCAGTTTCATCTGGTGGCTGATAATTTTTGATTTTATATAAGATCAGACTGAATTTGTCAATAATGGCTTTAGTTTTGGCAATGTGTTGTCTGATCAAATTATCCAGAATTTGATAATAATTTTCATTAATATCTTTAATATATTTTTGATTTTGCAAAAACATATATTCCACATCAATATATTGGGTTTCGTAACCTAAAATTTGTAATCTTTTTCGAATACTGGGACTAATAATTAAGTAAGCATAATTTTTATCTAATTTAACGTAGTCCTTGTGTTTTTCCTTATAACCCAATAATTTCAAAGTGACTGCATCATAAAAGATATCGATTTGAGTTTTGTTGTCACGATAATAATAAACATCTGTAATAAAAAATGGATGTTGTTCTCTGAATTTGATACGATCATCTTTTTCGCTTAAAATAATTGGATCATTCAGGAGACTGCCATCGTAATTATGATTAACAACGTAAACATTTTCTTTCAAATAAACTGGATACTTATCAATATCCAAATTCGTATCGGAACCAATATGCGATTCCAATAGCGCGATCAAATTATCAATATGTTTCGTCATTTGTCCATATAATTGGCCATTCGTATCATTTTTGTATTCTTGAATTAAATCATTGACAACTTGTTCATTTTGTTTAAGACGTTCAATATTTAATAAATGCTGCTCCTCTGAATGTCTAATTTGTTCCTGAATTTTTTCATTTTCCAAACGATCTAAATTATGTGTTAATTCATCCAATTCTTCCCGTGTGTATTTTTCTCCAAGTTTTCTATGGCAAATCGTACAAACAAATTGTCCATCCTTTCCGACAAAATCATGAACTGTGCCTTGAATACATCTTCGATTAGCAATAATATTCATGTCATAATAATAAGTTTCGGTGAATCTATCAATATCACCGGTCACTTGCTCCCCAGTTTCCCCACATATTCGGCAAACAATTTTTTTATCTTTGGCTACCCAATTATGATAGGAACCGAATGGACAATTTGTAAGATCAGTTATTTTGGTGGTGATTGGATAAATAATTTTGTCCATAGTTTCAAAATTAATGCCAATGCCAACTTTAAAAGTGGGTATTTTTCTGGGCGTGATAATTATTTCGATAGGATTTTCAATGGAATAAGTTTTAACTTTCTCAAACATTTTCATGGCGACTTCATCTTTTTGGTCGGAATATTGAAATTGATTTCTCTTCAATAATTCAAAAATTTTACTATCACGATAAGTAGTATTTAATTGACTATAAAATTTGCTGCTGGTCAATAAATAAGCATAATCATTGGGCATTTTGCCAGCATCTAAGGAGATACTATTTAGTAAATGAACGAAGGAATTAATGATATTTTTTTGTGACACCGGGTTAAAACTTTTGCTAGTGGTTGACGGAAAATACCACAATTTGTATTTGATGAGGAAATAGGCCATAGTATATATCAAATAACACAGCACGGGAAAATAGGTAATTGGAACAGTTTCCATATCATTAATGTTTTTCTTGATAAGTAAGTCGCCGAACAGTTTGGGTCCATATTTCAAATAAACATAAATATTCGCGATTTTATCCGTGCTCATCATGACGATTTGGGAGCCATTCAATTCCACTATGAATATAAGTATAAAATACAACAATATATTATTATTTTTGAGTCGGTTGATCTCGATTTCATACGGAGTACTATCCGAAGAAAATTCCAAAATATTATCACTTAATTCAAAATAATGAACACTGTCCAAATTTTTATCGATGTGAAATTTCCTGGCGAAAAAATCTTGTCGTTCCTCTTCGCTTTGGGTCTTTTTTAGGTTGACACTGTTATGTTTGAGAATAATATCCAATATGTTTTTGACAAGAGCCTTGCGTTTTTGTTTAATAGGTGTATTTGATCCAACTAGCATGTTAGTGGATGTAATAAATGCCACACGATTTATTAAGGTATCCAAATATCTAATAATTTTTGGATATTTACTATATTCACTTATTTCTTCTAGTGGAATGTTAATGGGTACATACGCTGTCACAAATTTTTGAGTATTATTATCAAAAGTACCATCTTCCACAAATTTTTTGACAGGTAGCAATTGACTACAAATCTTACAAACATAATCTAATTCTGTGGTCTCAATGGCATACTTGGCCATGAAATTCATGACAGCCACATTGTATTGGTTGAGATTTTCTTTCCGAATTTTCAGAAGCTCATTCCATTCAATTTCGTGCTTGCATTTATTTTCAATTGCCAAGATGGCCTTGGCATCTTTGGTCTCTGCATCTTTGGAATAAGCTTCAAATTCAAAATATGATTGTAAATGTTTGGGATTTATCATGTCAACCTTGATAACGAAACTGGATTCTCTCGCATAGGGAGTAAATTCAGGCATGGGAATTTTGTCTTTGGCGAGAATGGGCGTAATTAGACTGGAACGTGGCTCAATATTTTTGAGATATTCTCTGATAATTAATTCTTGTTTCTCATCCGGTTTCAAAAAAACTCGAGTCACATTGGAAAATAATTCAACCAATAATGCCATTTTGAACATGGATAAATCAATATTCTCACCAACCAACTTAATTAATTTTTTATTAAGGGCTGATATAATTTTGTCATAAATCGATGCATTCATCAGACGAATAATTTCTTGGAAATGATAAGATTTAACATTTTCGTAGGTACTAATGTGAAATTCATCCAATTCGATATCATATATCCAATAAATGATTTTGTTTACGATTTCAGGGTTATTCTTTTTGACCTCATCAAAGTTATGATATAACTCGAATTTTGGCGTGCGTGCCAAAGTAATAGTGTTAATGTAGAAATGCCTAAAAATTTTCATCATCATTTTGTAACCATTATCAGTTTTATATGTGACAACTTTATCATTTTTCTGATATTTGATTTTAATATTTCTGACATTCACAAGATTTTCTTTCTTGACACACTGTTCGGGTCCATCAGTTATGGGTCCAACTGCTAAGCCGACAAGATTAATCATATCATCTTCCACTCTCGTGTGGATATCAACTTCTAAATTTTTCATTTGTGTCTCGTGTTCCATATTACTGTATCTAATGACATTAAGTGGTCTGTCCGTGTGAATATATATACTGGTACCATATTTTTGAAAATCTCGAAAATTAAAGTAGGCATGATTCAATATTTCCAACAATTCTAAATAATACTCGTTCCCTTCAATGGCTCGGCGTCCCTGATTCCGAATTTTATTCAGGACACGAACCTCGTCCAAATAATTATGCAGAACGGCTTTTCGATAGGACATGGGATTTTGGAAATATTTTTTGATATCATTTTGTAGTTCGGGATTATTTTTCAAGTTATCTGAATAATAGTCGGAAATGGCATCAATTTTGTTCACAATTAATTGGGCACGAGTATTTTCCTTCTTTTTTCGTTGCTGGTAAAGGAGTGCCATTTGAATATTCTTGGCATTACTAGTGCTAACGAATGGAATAATTTTTTTGTCTCCTTCAACATCTAATTTTTCCGAATCACGATGATATCTCAAAAAATCATCCACCACCGGAATAATAAATTGGAACTGTAATAAATTGTT